TGTTCGTATTTGGTTTGTAATTTATTATCTTTTCTGTACATAAGTCAAGTCTCGATTATAAGTAAGTTTTGACTTGAAGTTATTATAATCAAAGTAAGGATTATTATTATAATGTTCGTCAAGATTTATATAAGTATAACCTTTTAATGATATAAAGTCTGTATAATCTTTATTAAACCATTTTGGTAATTGATGTAATTGATATGGTAAATATATTTTATTATTTAATTTTAAAATATTTAATTGGTTTAATTTTAATTTTTGCATTGAGTATTTATTTTTATTATTATTATTTCTTACGTTTATATTATCCAATTGAGTTCGTATTTAGTTTGTATTATAATTCGTATATTCTTATTTGAGTAATTAGTTTCATTGGTATTCCTTCTTCAAGATTCATTATCCATTGTAATTCTTCATACCACTTATCTTTATTATTAAATGTGTGGTAAAGTACTTCAAATGAGTGGTCGAGTAAAATCTCCATTTCATATTTATTTTTCATAGTATTATATTTTATAAGTTTGTATTCGATTATATTATCCATTCTAATTCGTATTTAGATTGTATAAAAGTATGTTATTTGTTTAGTTGATAGAAAGAGTTTATAGATATACTACTTACTCTCTCTATCTTTAATTCAATTTACTTTTATATTATCTACAGAATGTTGGAATGTTGTTACTATTAGTATATGATTTGTATTTCTTGAAACAGTTCATGTTATCGAATCTATCTTTGTTACGAGTATATACTTCATCATGATTGTATGTTACTGTCTTACCTTTCTTAGTTACGAATGTAATGATAGTATTAGTTCCGATTAATGATTGACGAATGACGAATCTTTTAGTAGTTAGTTTGTTTGATTTGTTTGACATGTTGATAGTTATTTAATTAGTTATTAGATTGATTACAGTTATATTATCTATGTGTAGTCGTAGTTGGTTTGTGATAACGAGTTGTAGATATGAGTAATTGTAGGAAGAGACGAGATAGTAGGAGGTTGAGGTGGGGCCGTGAAAAGAAGTGGATTTCCCAGGGGGAAGGGGTGGGTAGGAGAGGGGGGCAACACCCGGTCTCTATATTTATAACGTGTTTTTTGTGACATAAGCCTATTAAGGAATACTAGTAACTAGCTAGTGTCACACTTTATGTAAATAACTATTTTATCATGTAATTATTAGGTTAACTAATAACACGATTATGGCTGAAAAACGACCTGGTAATTCACAAGGACTTAGTCCAACAGCTTTAAGAGCTAAAAGAGCTAGAGATAAAGCTATGGCTATGACTACTAAAAGAAAAGATAGGAAAGCACATAATCAAAGAATAGGACAAAGATCTGACTCAGATATACATCACGCACCGTCAGGAACAAGAAGAACATCGATAGCATATAACAGAGCAACTCACACTAGAGGTGAAGTAAAATAATAACTATGGGATATAAAATGAAATATACAAACGGTAAGAAAGCAGATACTTCTGCGTTTCCGTTTAAAGTAGAGCAATCAAAAGCTGTTTCTGATTCACCAGCTAAATTTGCTACCGTAATGGGAGCGGGGTTAGGTCAACAACTTGGATCAAAATACGGAACTGCTGGTAGAATTGGAGGTGCTATTGCTGGTGGTGCGGTTGGAACAGCTTTAACTGGCTTTGGATTAGCGGCTGCACCTATGATGTTAGGTCTGAAAAGACAATTAGACGGAACGGCTAGAGACGAAAAACAATACGAAGATGTTTTAGAAGCCGAAGGACTAAAACGTAACTTCTGGGGTAAATTAGGATTTGGAGGGGCTAGAGCAGATGAAAGATCCGCTAGAATAAAAGAATTACAAGAACAAGACCAAATGGGCATTGATAGAGAAAGAATAGAATCAAGAGGTGGTGTAACAGCTGGTGCGTAAAAACAATAATATGAATAAAAAAGGATTTCAACTAAAATCAGGTAATAAACCATCGTTTTTAAAAATGAGTGGAGCTTCACCTTTTAAAGAAGATGATAACAACAACGTAAATGTTAGTACAACAAGTAGTACTACTACAGATGAAACAAATAATTCAGAAAAAGAAGAGCAAGAATACGGAAAAGTGCCTGAAAAACCAGACAAACCGCTTGCAAAAGCAGGAAAAGTGCTTTTTAACTCAATAGCTGGTGGTTTAAACGCTATACAAAAAAACAAAATTAAGAAATTACAAATTAATTTTGATAAAGACGAGGCAAAAAGGAAAGAAGAGGCCGATGCTAAAACTCCTGGTGAAAACGCTGTTAACGACATTATGAAAGGTACTGGCATTTGGAAGCCACTAGTGCCTTTTGATCCAAATAAATCAAAGAAATAAAGCGGTATGATAGATAAAAACACTACAATAAACGCTGTTTCTCCTTTAAAAAGGAAAAAATCTTATAGGGGAGGTACATCAACTAAAAAAGCAGCAACTGCCACAGCTAAAAGACGTGGTGGATTTGCTAAAAGTACAGCTACTAGCAATAAACCTGGTTATAATGTGCAAACTAGGTTTAAATACATGAAAGGTAACGCCCCTGCTTCTGCCGGAAACACTGAACCAACACCTACGACTCCTTCAAAGCCTTATTCTTTTGACAAAGATGGGAATGTAGTCGTTAACAACTATATAGACGTAGCTGGAGGCACGACAACACCAAAACAGGAGCAAAATTTAGAAATCGATATCGATGGAAGTCCTGGAACAGATGGATACTGGACATATAAAGATATAGAAGTAAAATCAAAAGAAGAATCATACGAAGATTATTGGGATAAAAGAATAGGAAGCGAAAAAGACTGGAGTGATGGAATGAAGACCTATATAAACAAGTGGAAAAAGAAAAATCCAGGTATGGACGCTGACTTAACTAGAGGTGGAGAGATATACAAAGAATGGGAAAGAGTGTCGATTGCAAATAAACATCGTCGAAAAGACAGAACAGAAACAAAAAGAGTTAGGGACAAGTTTGTTCCTGGCACGAAAGGAAGTAATAATAAGGTGAGTGTAAGAGCAAACCAAAAACAAGGATAAAAATTAATTAATTAAACATAAAAACAAAAACAATGGGATTTAAATTACCAGGAAAATCAATACAAAGCGGAACTAGTGCGCATAGTTCGGCTTTAAAAATGAAAGCAGAATCTGATGCTGCTGCTAAAATGAAAAGAGAGGCTGCAGCTAAGATGAAAATGGAAGCTGCTGCTAAAATGAAAAAAGGCTCACCAATGGACAAAGCGTTGGTAGGAAAACAAAATAATTTACCAGAAGAATTAAAGGCTAAAATTGAAGCTGCTCCAGGGAAAATGAAACCTTCTCCAGCTAAAAGCAAAGAGTATGATGCAGCCGCAAAGAGAGACCCTAATTTAGGGAAGTACGTAGCAGAAAGAAAAAAAATAAAAGCTAAGTACGGAGGAGACAGAGCAAAATATAGAGCCTCTGAAGAATACAAAGCTAACCAAAGTAAGATAAACAAAGCTTATGGTATAGATGATGGATACAAAGCGCCTAAATCTACTAAAACAGATAAAACACCTAGAGTAACTAAAACAGTAGATAAGAATATTAATAAAAGTAAAACAGTACGTAGAAAAGACGGTAGTGTTAAAAGAACTGTAGACAAAAACGTCACTGTAGAAGATGGTGTAAAAACAAAAACTAAAACAAAAGAAACCTTTGATAAGAAAGGTAATCTCAAAAAGTCCGTTTATACTAGCAAAAACAAAGGTGAGAAAGACAAACAAAAGGTAGTATACGATAAAAAGACTCAAAACGAAAAGAGATCGAAGTCTGTTACAAAGAAAGACGGTGTAAAACGTAAACTTAAAACAAAGTACGACGATAAAGGTACTCAGAAAAAACAAAAAGAAGTTGAAGTTGGAGGCGGAAGACGTACGGTTAAAAAGTACGACGCTAAAACAGGAGAAACAACAACTAGATCTAGAAGAACTCTTAAAGGATTTCTTACTGGAAAAGGTAAAAAGAAAAAAGAAGAAAACGTACCTGGGGATGCTGGTCAGAAAAAAATGACTAAAACGATAAAAAAAATATAGGGAAACACCCTAAACCAAGTATATTAACCTAAAAAACCAAATAAAATGACTTACTTGTATTACAAAAGTTCGTATACCACGAACACAACTAAACCGAATGAAAAAACTATGAACCAATGGAAACACTTAGCTGACAAGGCTAATTGGCGTATTACACAGCTTCCTAATGGCTTTTATCAAACAGAGTGCTCTAATCCAGATAACGATGAGTGGCATGCTGTTACAAGACGAGAAACAGTGGAAGGTGCTGAAACAGCAATTGATGGAAGCATCGACCATTTTTCTAAGAAAATAGAGGCTACGCAAGGCCCTAAAGTAATTAAAACGTTTAAATAAACAAAACTATGGGATACACACCGTTTAAAATGAAGGGATTCTCAGGATTCAAAGACAGTAAGGCTACAAAAGCGCTTAGTGACACTCCTAAGCAAATGTCTAAGGTAGGTAAAGAGACTTTAAAAACAACTGCAAAGAACGTGGTTTCTGCAGGTAGGCAAGTTTTAAGCTCTATCCCAAAGCCAGTTGTTAACGTGGCTAAAAATGTGGTTAAAAGATTAGGTCCTATTGGTGCCGCTATAACAGCTACTGAAGTCGCGATGACAGTACCTAAAGTAGTTAAGGCTACAAAAAAGTCTTTAAAGAAACAAGCTAAAGGACAAAAAGTAGGATTTAGAAAATTATAAATAAATAAAACTATGGCATTTAAAATGAAGGGTATGAGTTTCGGAAACTCACCTATGAAACAAGATAAAGGTGCGAAATTAACAAAGCAAAAAACAAAAGAAAAATTTCAGCTTATGTCTGGCACTAAAAAAAATCTAAAAACCGGAAAATCAGAAACCGAATATTTTAAATCATACCCTGGGGTATCTACTGATGGCGGAAAAACTTTTACTAAAAGTAAAAAAACTAAAATATCTGAAGCAGAATATAACTCTTACTTTCCTAAAGAGAAAAAGGGTTTAATGAGAGAATCCAGGAAAAAAGCACAGTAAATAGAAACACAATTAAATTAAATTAAATGGAATACAATCTACCTAGCGAGATTGTCAAAGACTTGAACTTTGGCGATTCCGCTAAACAACGAATTATTAAAGGAGTAGACAAATTAGCACAAGCTGTTAAATCTACTCTTGGAGCCTCAGGACAATGCGTTATATATGAAGACGCACGAGGCAACCCGGTCATAACAAAAGACGGAGTTACAGTAGCAGAATCTGTAGTCTTATTCGACCCGGTTGAAAATATGGGTGCAACCCTTATTAAAGAGGCTGCTAGAAATACAGTGAAAGAGGCGGGGGACGGAACTACAACGGCGACCGTCCTTGCTGAATCACTAATAAAAGAAGTTAGTCGTGAGAAAAATGCGACTATAAGAGAAATAAAAGAAGGTATTAACTCTGGAGCAAAGAAGATTAATGATTATCTTAAAGAAAACGCATTAGAGATAAAAGGAGATATGTTACAAAACGTTAGTGCAATTAGTTGCAACAACGATTTAGCTCTTGGTAAGATAATATCTGAGGCTTATGAAAAAGTAGGGAAAGATGGAGTAGTGTTAATGGAAGGATCTGAAACAGAAAATACATACGTTGAAGTTGTGGACGGTGTACAAATTGACTGTGGTCTTACTTCTCCACATTTTGTTACTGATACAGACAAACAAAGATCTGTATTAGAAAATCCTTTAGTACTTATAGTTGAATCAGAAATACCTAATATTAGAAAAATACAAAACGTATTAGAGTTTGTTATTAAAAATAATAAATCTTTACTTATAGTGGCACCAGTGTCTCAACAGGTAAAAAGCGCGTTACTTATGAATAAAGTAAAAGGTAATATTAAAGTAAATATTATTGATTTACCAGGCTTTGGTCCCACTAAAAGAGACACCGTTAAAGACCTGGCTTTGCTAACTGGTGCAGAAGTTATAAACGAAGAGCTTGGAGATGATTTAGATAGTATATCTTTAGATATATTAGGAGAAGTTGAAAAAACGGTTACAGAAGATAAAAGTACCGTGTTTACAACTCTTGACACTATAGACGTATCTGAAAGAATTAAAGAAGTTACAAAACTTAAAGACAAAGAAAAAGACGGCTTTTTAAAAAGGTTTTTAGAAAAAAGACTAACTATGCTGTCTGGATCTGTTGCGATCGTTAAAGTAGGCGCAGACTCTAAAGTAGAGCTAAAAGAAAAGAAAGATAGAGTAGAAGATGCGATATACGCAACTAAAGCTGCATTAAAGGAAGGTATTGTTCCTGGCGGTGGAATTGCACTGTTGAACGCTTCTCAATGTATCGAGCCTGAAAACGTTGGAGAAACAATACTGTTAAACGCAATCAAAGCACCGTTTAGGACAATACTACATAACGCAGGTATAGAAGATTACGAGCTGCCAAATGTCAAAGGTACTGGTGTCGATGTTATAACTGGTGAAATTGTAGATATGGTTGAACACGGTGTTATAGATCCAGTGTTAGTAACAAAAACAGCACTAAAGAACGCTATTTCTGTAATTAGCACTATAATCTCCGCAAATTGTGTAATATCTAATATAAGAGTAAATGAAGGCAGTTAATCATTACCTAATAATAGAGCCGATTAAGGAGGGACCGAAGAAAGTAGGTGGCCTAATCCTTACAGATGAAGTAAACGAAGACAATAGGTATATAAAGGCAAAAGTAATATCTATCGGCAATCTTGTAGAAGGAATAAACGAAGGAGATGTAGTTTACTACGATAAACACGCTGGACACGGAATCCAGCATAAAGATAAATTTTACGGCGTTATAAAACAAATGGACGTTGTACTTATAGATTAGACCTAAACTATAAACCAAAAACCCAAAACTTAAAACATTAAATTAACCTAATTATTAATTAAAAAAACAAAAAAATGGCACATAAGCTAGGAGGAAATTTTTTATGGTTTGCAGAAGCAGACGTAGAAGAAAGTCAGGACGCCTTAATGGTCCCGGCAAGCGCATATCTAGGATGCGATATGGTATCAGGTGGTGTTAACGTATTTTTCGAAGACATTGAAGGTGGAGCTACTAGAGAAGTAGTAAAGCTACATTGCTCAAATGGTAATCAAAAAGCTGTAATAGAAACTCTTTGTAGAATAATGCAAGCTCATCCACACGCGGGTGGTAAAATGATTGTTGTTGCTGATATGAACGTAGCAAACTCTCAAACTGCAATTGGAGCACACAGTGAATTCGGTGGTTTGGTAACAGATGTTACTATATCATAATTATTAACTTATTAAAATATTAAAAAAATGGAACATTACTTATATTTCGCAGAAGGCGGTGGAGCTGACGCAACTACAGAGGCTGTTTGTTATCCAGCATCTAAATTTGTAGGTGTAGAGCCTATAAGCGCTACAACAACTGGTATTTATTTTGAAAGCCCAATGGGTGACGTTGATGGTGGTGGTGGAGCAGGTGATTTAATCACTGTTACCCACGCTGATACTCACGCTACAGCTGGTTCTTATCACAGAGCTAAACTAATAGCAGAAGCTATGGCTGAAGCTGTAAATAGAACAGGACCTAGTGTTGAAGGTAAAATGACAAGTATTATTGACGTAGACAACGGTGTTTACTTTGGAGAAATCGCAAGTATTATTGGCGATGCTTCTTTTGGTATAGCTGTAACTCTTGATTCATAATAATTGAGATTAACCGCGCAAGATCTGCGTGAAATGAATATCCTTAAGTATTACAGGCTCACAAGAAAGTGGGCTTGTAAGACTTACGGATTAACAGATGCAGATTTAGAATTATTAATTTATTTAGATTGTAAAGGAAGATTTACACGACAAGAGTTTATAGATGGTACTTATACCATGAGTTGGGATAAGAACCGCTGGGAGAAACTAAAAAGATTAGGTTGGATAGAAACCTGGAGACACAGAAACAGAACAACAATAAAGTACTCGATATTTAAAACATCATTCAAATGTTCTCAGTTGATTAGTAGAATATATAGAGTGTTGTTAGGCGAAGAAGATTTACCAGTATCAGAAAGAAGTACTTTTTATAATAATAAATCATATACAGATAAAGTTTATAACAAAGCTATAGATGATATGATTAAAGACAAAGACAGATAATATGGCATTTAAAATGAAGGGCCCGTCGCTATTAAAAATGGTTTCGGCATTAAAACTAAAAAAAGGTACAAAAATGGATCCAGTACGAAGCACAGTGGGCACTCAAAAAAAAGATCCATACACTAAAAAAGATTACGATTTTTTAAAAGAACAAAAAGAAGAGAGAGTTACTTCTATGGACTATTTATCTAAGACACCTAGAGGACCTGTAGAAATAAAAAACAAACCGTCTAGAAAAGAAATTGAAGAATCATTTAAGATTGGAGAAACAATAGAAAAACTTGAAGACGACGCGATGGATTCACCAGACGCTTACATTAAAGATAAAATGAAAAAGAAATAATATGGCGTTTAAACTAGGATCATCACGTGGACCAATACTTAATAAAGGACAAGCTGAATCAAGACTGTCGTTTAAACAAGCTGATTCGTCTATACCTGGAACACCGGTTTTACGTAAAAATCTAGAAGGAGGCATAATGGGCGAAGCTAATAACGATGGGTCTATATTTATAAGCGATAAGTTACACCCAGGTAGTATAGAAGAGCAACATGTTATTATGCACGAAATGGTACATCAGACAGACATGAAGATAGGTAAACTTGCTTACGATGATAATCATATAAAGTGGAACGGTAGAGTTTACGAAAGAAAAAACGGAATGATTAATTACAATGGCGAGATGTTACCAGAAGGAAGCAAAGAGTTTCCTTGGGAACAAATGCCTTGGGAATAAAACAAATAATATGGGATATAAAATGAAAGGACCTTCATTGTTAAAAATGGTGTCCGCGTTAAAACAAGACGCAAAAACCGGTCATGGCGCAAAAGGATTTCCTGACACAGTGTACAAAGCGGACGGAACAGCTAAACTAACTTCTCAAATAGATGAGGGACAACTAGATTTAAAACCAAGTATAGGACCAAAAGGTAAGTTCGTAAACTATACTAAAGACGATGGCACAAAAGTAAAGTACTACTATAAGCCACCAGCTGGATCTAGAGATAAGCAAATAGAAAAGCAAGGAGAAAATATAGACGAAGTAGATTAATTATGAGTATATTAACAAAGTTATTTTCAGGTGGAGCAGCCGAATTAGTAAAGGGTGTAGGTGGAGTTATAGACAACTTACACACGTCTAAAGAAGAAAAGCTTGACGCTGAAAAGAAAATAAAAGACATGATAATGAGTTACGAAGCTGAGATGCAAAAGCAAGTAACTGAAAGATGGTCGATGGATATGAAGTCGGACTCTTGGTTATCAAAAAATATAAGACCACTAGTTTTAATATTTCTAGTAGTATCAACAGTATTGTTAGTTTTTATCGATGCTGGTGTTATTGCTTTTGAAGTTAAAGCTTCGTGGGTAGACTTATTACAATTAGTATTAATAACAGTGATCGGAGCTTACTTCGGTGGTAGATCACTAGAAAAAGTAAAAAAATAAAATGGGACAAAATTCAACAGAAGTAGCTTACGGCTTTGGACAGTTTGGTAGCGCTTATTCAGATTTAGCTAAACCAATAGTACCTCCAACAGGATTAGTTATAACTGCTATTACGTTTTTAGCAGATAACACGCCAACTGTTTTAACACCTGAAAAATTAGACACTGAAGGACCTAGTTATGTTAGCATACAAGGTACAAGTGGAGATATTCAAGTTGCAGATAATCATGCGAATTTTAACGGAGCTGTTGCTAGAGATGTTAGCGATGGCACTATTGCAGCGGGTAGTGATGTTACAATCGCGTCTGCTAGTAATAAAATTAAAGTAGGACAATATGTACTGCTAGTCGCGGCTGGAGACACCGATACTGCTGGTATAACTATTGACGCGGAAACTCCAATTCCAATCACTAGAGGACCTAATCAACAAGGAGTTAAAGTTACTTCTTACGATGGGGCAACTACAGTTAAGCTAGATGCTCAAATAACTCCATCAACACAAGGGTTAATTTTCCTTGATGACTTTCATGGCGCGGGTGGTTTAACGGCTGCTTCCCAAGTTTTTCCAAAAGGAGTTACAATATACGGTAGGTGGACAACATTTACACCTTCTGCGGCTGGAGTAATCTGTTACTTCGGTAAGTAATGTTAGGATTAGGTAATAGTATAACAAGTGGCGTAGCTTCTAGCGAGTGGACGCCAGCTAATATATCAAGCTTGATACATTGGTACAAATACAACACTGGTATAACCCTTGATGGAGAAAATGACGTAACTGTTTGGGCAGACCAAAAAGGTAGTAACAACTTAACATCAGTGGGTGATCCATCAACACAAAGTCCTACGTTTGATAGCACAAAAAACGCTGTTCATTTTAATGCTACAGGAGATATATTAACGTTTGGAACTAATCTAGATTTAGGTACATTTTCTATATACGTTAGATGTGAAATGGAAGATTTTGATGGTGATTTTCTTTTTGAAGAAACAGCTGCGGATTTTTGGAAAATACATGATGCCTCAACTATAAGAGTAAAAATAAACAATGGGGCAAGACACGATATATCATCTGGTGTTACGTTAGAACCTGACACAAAATTTAGTATAGGCTTAGAACGTGAAGACACCGCGTCTTCGGATGACGATAGACTAGCTGTGTATGTTGATGGCAGCGGGTTAACATGGGACTCTGGAGACGGAACTCAGAATATATCAGAACAATTTGAACTTAAAAAAGTTGGTCAACCAGCAACAGGTGTAAGGTTCTATGAAATAATACTATGCAATGACGCTCTTAGCGCTAGTGATAGAGCTAATTTACAGATATATTTAGCAAGTATATAAAACAATTAAAATTAAATTAAATTAAATAAAATGGCAAAAAACACAACAAGAAAAATTAAAGAATTAAGAGGTGAAAAACCTACAAAAATTAGCAATGATTATTTAAGTAAAATGCAGGGCATTATCAATAACTTAAATAGAGCTCAAATGGAAATTGGTAGCTTAGAAACTAGAAAACACGCTATGCTTGATCACGTGGTTAGTTTTCAAGGAGAATTAGCTAAGATGCAAGATGAATTAAAAAAAGAGTATGGCACTGATAATATTAACATCCATACTGGAGAAATAAATTACGATGAGCAAGTTGATTAGAAAAATTACCGTAGGTAAAGATTATAAAAACGATGCAATGCACTATGCTGTTGGACAGGAGGTTTATGGAGGACATACAATATCTGATATTATAGAAGAGAAAGATAAGTACTCTATTTATATAAAGAAAAACAAAGATGTCTTACCGTGGAAAGACTTTAATAAGAATATGGCGGTATCTGTAGAATATAATCTAGAATACTAATGAAAGCGCCTTTTGACTTTGTTATAGAGCCAAAAGGAAATAGATATAACAATACAACTAGAGTTGACGATAAAGATCTTATATTAAATACAGAGATATTTAATCATGAGTTTGTAAATAGAGAGGCTATTGTTAAATCAGTTCCTACAGCTTTTGAAACAGAAATAAAAACAGGAGACACTATTGTAACGCATCACAACGTATTTAGACGTTGGTTAGACGTTAGAGGTGAAGAAAAGAATAGTAGAAGTTATTTTGACGAAAATACTTATCTTGTAAAAGAAGATCAAGTTTTCTTATACAAAAGAAACGGTGAGTGGAAAGCCCCTAAAGGATATTGCTTTGTGCAGCCGATTAAAGATAGAACTCAACTTGGCACTGACAAAGAAGAGTCTTGCATAGGCATAGTAAAGCATACGGACGGCGTGTATAGCAAAGGAGATTTAATAGGCTTTACGCCTTTTTCAACATACGAGTTTATAATCGATGGAAAAAGATTATATAGAGTTATGACACAATTTATTACAATTAAATATGAATATCAAGGAAACGAAGAAGAATATAATCCAAGCTGGGCAGAGAGCAGTGGAGGAGTTGATTAAAGTTGCTAAAGAACCTATTGTAGATTCAGACGACGATATATCAGCTGATAGATTAAAAAATGCCGCAGCCACTAAAAAACTAGCTATATTTGACGCATTTGAAATACTCACAAGAATCCAAGAAGAAGAAAACCTGCTTGAGGGCAAAGCACCTGAAGAGGGAAAGAAAAAAGTCTTTAAAGGATTCGCAGAAGGTAGATCTAAGTAATGTACAAGCAAAGTTTAGTTAATATAGTTGAACCAATAAAAAAAACCACTATTACCAGAATGAACAGAGGTAAGAAGTGGAAGTATGGTTACAACAAAGAACACGATTTAATAGTATTGTCTCACAACGGAGTTATAGGTGAGATTATAGAGATACAAAATTTAATTATAGCGCTACCGAAACCACCTAAAGAAGTATATAAGCATCCAGAAAACAAATGGGTTAAACAGGACTATCCTAAAGAGCTCGAGAGGATCAAGAACATATTCGATTGGAGGAGTTATCCGGAAAACAACAAAGAAAAATGGTACGATTACATAGACCAAGAGTTTCAACGACGAGAGGAGGGTTTCTGGTTTGTGAATAATGGTAAGCCAACCTGGATAACTGGTACGCACTATATGTATTTACAATGGAGCAAGATTGATGTTGGCGCTCCAGACTTTAGAGAAGCAAATAGATTGTTTTATATATTCTGGGAAGCGTGTAAAGCGGACAAAAGATGTTACGGTATGTGTTATCTTAAAAATCGTAGATCTGGGTTTTCTTTTATGTCAAGCGCGGAAACAGTTAATTTAGCCACTATATCAAGTGATAGTAGATATGGTATACTATCAAAATCAGGTGCAGATGCAAAAAAAATGTTTACAGATAAAGTTGTTCCTATATCAATTAATTATCCTTTCTTTTTTAAACCTATCCAAGATGGTATGGATCGGCCAAAATCCGAACTTGCTTACAGAGTACCTGCTAGTAAGTTTACGAGAAAGAAGATTACAGCGAACGAACAACTCGAAGATATTAAAGGATTAGACACAACGATAGACTGGAAGAACACAGGAGATAATAGTTATGATGGGGAAAAACTAGCGTTGTTAGTTCATGACGAAAGTGGTAAGTGGGAAAGACCAGACAATATATTAAACAACTGGAGAGTTACAAAAACTTGTTTAAGATTAGGTAGTAGAATAGTAGGAAAGTGTATGATGGGCTCAACTTCTAACGCCCTTGACAAAGGAGGAGATAACTTTAAAAAACTATACAATGCTTCAGACGTTACCTCACGAAATCGTAATGGACAAACAAAATCTGGTTTATATTCTCTTTTTATCCCAATGGAGTGGAACTACGAAGGATTTATTGATGAATACGGACATCCAGTATTCGATAATCCAGATCATGATGTATTCGGACCAGACGGTGAATTAATAGATTACGGAATTATAGATCACTGGAACAATGAAGCAGAGGGTTTAAAAAATGATCAAGACGGTTTGAATGAATTTTACCGTCAATTTCCAAGAACCACGGAACACGCGTTTAGAGATGAAGCTAAAAACTCTATATTTAACTTAGTTAAAATATACGAACAGATAGACTATAACGAAGGTATAGGAGCACAGGGCAATATAAGTACAGGAAACTTTCAATGGGTTAACGGGGTAAAAGACACACAGGTTATATTTTATCCAGATCCAAAAGGCAGATTTAATATAAGTTGGGTTCCACCATCTAATTTACAAAACAAAATAATTGTAAAAAACGGTATAAAGTATCCAGCTAATGAACATATGGGAGCTTTTGGTTGTGATAGCTACGATATATCAGGAACGGTAGACGGCAAAGGATCTAATGGAGCATTACACGGGTTAACTAAGTTTAGCATGGAAGATGCACCACCAAACCATATGTTTTTAGAATATATAGCTAGGCCACAAACCGCTGAAATATTCTTTGAAGATGTGTTAATGTCGTTAGTTTTTTACGGTATGCCTATTTTGTGTGAGAACAACAAACCTAGATTATTATACCATTTAAGGCGTAGAGGTTATAGAGGTTACAGCATGAACAGACCGGACAAACTATGGAATAAACTATCTGTAACAGAAAAAGAAATAGGTGGAATACCTAACTCAAGTGAAGATATAAAGCAAGCTCACGCCGCTGCAATTGAAATGTATATACAAGAACACGTTGGTCACTTAGGAGACGGCAATTATGGAAACGTTTATTTTAACAGAACTTTAAATGATTGGAGTAGATTTGATATAAATAAAAGAACAAAATTTGATGCTTCTATAAGTTCTGGACTAGCTATCATGGCTTGCAATAGAAATCTATACAGACCAAACGCAAAAATAGAAAAACCTAAATTAAACATAAGTATTGCTAAGTACGCAAATACTGGTAGTACATCAAAAATAATAAAATAAAACATGGCAGAATATACTAATAATTATTTTCCTAGTCAAGTAGTTGGCGACGCTGAAAAGCTTAGTTATGACTACGGATTAAAAGTTGCCAAAGCTATAGAACACGAGTGGTTCAATAAAGATCAAGGTATTAATAGATACCACAAGCACTACAACGACTTTCATAGACTAAGACTTTACGCAGAGGGCAATCAATCCATACAAAAGTATAAAGATGAATTATCTATAAACGGTGACTTAAGCTACTTAAACTTAGACTGGACGCCAGTTCCTATTATACCTAAGTTTGTAGATATAGTTGTTAATGGTATGGCTGATCGTTTATATGATATAAAAGCATATTCGCAAGATATATACGGTATGAACAAAAGAACTGCTTATATGGATTCTATTATAGGAGACATGCAGTTAAAAAGTATAGATCAGTTTGTTAAAGATAACTTTAATTTAGATTTATCTGAAAACGATCCAGAAACTCTACCTGAAAACGAAGAAGAGTTAGCGTTACATATGCAGCTGTCTTACAAGCAGTCTGTTGAAATAGCGGAAGAACAAGCTATAACTACGCTAATGAAAGGTAATAATTCTTTGCTGCTCTCTTTCGTCGCCAATTTTTACAAAACTTTCAACGTCTAATTTTGCTGTTTT